CACGCATTAGGAAAACAATCAGGCAGGATCAGATAGAGGGAGGCATGGCAGGCATCTACAATCCTAGCATCACACAGAGGCTAAACGGTCTAGTGGAAAAGGTGCAGGAGGATGGCAGCAAGGAGGTGACCATCAAAGTCAAGTATGAAAAGAAAGAGACACCAAAGGAATAGATGATGGGTGACTAAGATCATCTAGATAGATAAAATAAGCACAGTTTTTAATGGAGAAAGAGGTCAAACTGAATGCACTGCATGTCAATCAGCAGAAAGTAGTAGACGGTCACAAAAGATTCTCTGTCCTGTCATGTGGCAGGAGATGGGGAAAATCTGCACTAGCTATCAATCTGCTGTCTGAGATAGCCATTGAGGGAAAGCTGGCAGGATATTTCACACCTACCTATAAACTGCTGGATGGCACATTCAATGAGTGCCTGCATGCACTAGAGCCTATCATATCCCGAAAGAATGACCATCAGTTCATTGAGTTAATTACTGGGGGCAAAATAGAGTTTTGGTCACTAGAGAATGAACTGGCAGGGAGGTCACGAAAATATCACCGGAATATCATTGATGAGGCAGCATTCGTCAAAAACCTATGGGGCAGGTGGACTGAATCAATCAGACCTACACTGACAGACTATAAAGGGGATGCATTCTTTTTGTCTACACCAAAAGGCAAAAATGACTTTCATAAGATATGGCAGAGGGGCAAAGCCGGTGATCCTGGATGGGTAAGCTGGCAGATGACTACCTATGATAATCCATATATTGATCCAGCAGAGATAGATGAGGCTAGGAATGACCTGCCTGAGTTAGCATTCAGCCAGGAGTACATGGCAGAGTTCAATGAGAATGTGGCAAATCCATTTGGTGCAATGTTCATCCAGCAGTGTACCTATCCCATGTCTACACAGCCTGCTGTATGCTATGGCATTGACCTGGCAAAATCATTTGACTATACGGTCATCATAGGGCTGGATGCCAATGGCAGTGTGTGCCACTTTGATAGATTCCAGGAGGACTGGAGGAGTACAAAGCAGAGAATCAAAATGCTGCCCAAAGCACCTATCCTGATGGATAGCACAGGTGTGGGTGATCCTATCTGTGAGGACTTGCAGGCAGAGGGGCTGGACATCACCGGGTTTAAGTTCAGCCAAACATCAAAGCAGGATTTAATGAAAGGGCTGGTAGTAGCTATTCAGCAAAGGAGAATATCATTTCCGGATGGGGCTATCACAGCAGAGTTGAACATCTTTGAATATGAGTTCAGCCACACAGGGGTAAAGTATGCAGCACCTGCAGGCTTCCATGATGACTGTGTGATGGCACTGGGGCTGGCATGGCAGAACTACAATACAAAGAGAGCAACAGGCAGCTACTCATTTGCCTGAGTATTTTTACTCAATAGTTTTAGTTTGAATGGTTATATAAGCACAGCCATCTGAGCAATCAGGTGGCTTTTTTATAACCTAAAGGGTACAAATTGACAAAATTATGCTGATTTATATCCTAAAGGGTATAAAGCTATTGATTGACTTTCCCATATAAAAAGTAAGGCTATCACTTTACAGTCTAAACAAATTGCTTTTTCTATTTAGAGATATGACATGGAAAGATATAAACGTATTCCAATGGCAGCAGCTAATTGAACTGTTTGCCCAAAAGGACAGTGGACTGACTGAACTAGACATGGATGTGAAAGCAGCAGCCATTGTCATGGACTTGACTGAGCATCAGATTGACAGCCTGCCCACAGCAGAACTGAAATCAATACTGCAGCAGATCAGGTTTATATACCAGGAGTTAAAGCCACAGCCGGTGAAATACATCCAGGTGAAAGGCAAGAGGTACAGATGCATCTATGATGTCAGGCAGATTCCTGCAGCCAGGTACATTGAATCAAAGTATTTTGACACTGACCGGGTAGGCAATCTGCATAAGCTGGCAGCCTGTATGGTGATGCCACAAAAGAGAAACTGGCTAGGCATGTGGGTGGATGATAGGTTTGATGCAGCAAAGCATGCTGACTATGCTCAGGACATGCTGTCTGCTCCTATTACTGCTGTGCTAGGTTCAGTGGTTTTTTTTTATCAAGTCTACACCAACTGGATAAAGAGTTCAAAGGATTATTTGACCAAAGAGATGATGAATCAGGGGATGAGCAAATACCAGGCAGAGAAGCTGTACATCCATTTATGCAAAATTATGGATGGATTTATCAAGCCAAACTTATTGCTGACCATGAAGCCATCAGGCTGGAGGAGGTTTATAAGTTACCTACAATCCAATTCCTAAATGACCTAGCCTATCTGAAAGCAAAAGCAGAGCATGACAAAGAGCAATTAAAAAAGGTATATGGCAAAATCAGCTAAACAATTACAAGATCAGCTAGTCAATGATTCATTCCTGGACAAACTAGGCAATGAGCAGACAGACTTTGCTGCATTGAATGAGTTGCCGTCTACCAAACAGATAGTCATACTGAGTGCTGCCAATTTCATCCAAAAGGTGCAGGAGGAGTTGCAAAGGGCAGGGAAAGTCTCATCCGGAAACCTGGAGGATGGCATCACCAGTGGGGATTTGATAGAGGACAGAGGTGGGTTTGAGATTGATCTAGGCTATCAGGACACTGATCCTGCAGCCAAATACTATGACTATGTGAACAAAGGGGTGTCAGGCTATGAGTCAGGACAGCCATCTAGTCCATACAGTTTTAAGAGTCTCAAAGTCTCCAAAGCATTTGTCAAAAGCATCCTGCAGTGGTATAGAAAGAGAGGAAATGCTGCCCGGAATGAGGATCAGAAAAAAGGACTGTCTGCAAACCAAAGAAAGAATAAAAGCCTAAAAAGGAGAGTGGACAAAGCAAAGCAGTTGCAGTCACTAGCCTATGCCACTGCAGTGAACATCAAAAAGAAAGGTATCAAAAAAACTGCATTCTTTGACCGGGCAGTAGAGTTCAGTTTTGGCAAAGGGTTCATAGATGCAGTGAGCAAAACAGTAGGGCAGGACATCAAAGTCTACATCAGACAACTAGACAAAACAATCAATCAATCAAATAATAGATAAATGGCAATTACAATAAACAGCACACCGGAAGCCTATCCATCAGCACATGATAGCTTGTACTTTGTGGTGACATCAGACAATATCTCACAGGCTGGGTTTAAATATGTCTTTGATGTATTAATAAGCAGCACACTGGTAGCTAGAATCAAACTGTTTCCCGATCCGGTGAATGCAAAAGGCATCTTTAACGCTGGAGGGGTGGTGAGAGATTACCTGACAAACTATTTCAAGCCAAACACCACACAGACTGCATTTACATACACTACAAATGACCTGTATGTCAATTATGAAATCCGTTTTGGTGAGGAGTATGGTGGCACTACATTCACAAACCTGGCATCCGGAAACTACAAAGCATTCAACTTTGTCAATCCGATATTCAGAGATTTCAGCACATCATACTATCAGCCCAAAATCAGTAGCTGGCTGACTGGCAGAGACATCACCAAAGCAGATGTCCAAATGACTGAGAAACTATATGCAAGCTGGTTAAATACAGCAGCCACTACCACTACACTGAGCCTGACTGTGCAGAAATACACATCCGGTGGCAGTGCTGATGGTTCCCCATCCACAGGGACAAATGTAAGCTGTGACACCTTTGTGCTGTTTGACCTGTCTCCTGCAGCCATCAATGCATATCTAGGCACATCATTCATCACAGCATCTACCTATCAGTATGGGGTGAGAGTAAACTATGGAGGCACACAGTCTGCTGAGTTCAAAATCAAACTAGCCTGTAATCTTAGATGGACACCGGTATCACTGCATTTTTTAAACAGGCTGGGAGGCTATGACACATTCAATTTCAGACTGGTGAACAGACGGTCAGGCAGTGTAGAGAGAAAGTCTTTTCAGCAGATGGACTGGCAGTATAATTCTGCAGCTATGACCAGGTTTGATGCATTCAAGCGAATCAATGCCGGCAATAATACGTTTGCAGTAAATGAGGAGGTGTCATTTAAACTGACCAGTGACTACATCAATCAGACTGACTATTTATGGGCAAAGGATTTAATCACCAGCCCGGAGGTCTACATGGAGCAGGGTGGATATTACTATCCGGTGAACATTAAAACTACCAACTGGGAGGAGAAAATCCGGGCAGCAGATAAGATGTTCAATTTTGACATCACTATTGAATTTGCTCAAAAGATAAACAGTCAATATAGATGATAAGTACAGAGATATACATTGAGAATAACAGGCTAGACTTGACAAAGGATTTGTCTGCTGAGTTCACCTACAATATTGATGACATCAAAGAGTTTGCATCTAGGGAGACCAATTTCTCCAAAACCATTGTTTTGCCAGGTAACGCTGTTAATAACAAGCTGTTTGGACACATCTTTGAGTTTGGATCATCCAATCCCTTTGACAATAACCAGCCCAATGTGGGGTATAATTTCAATGCATCAAAGGCAGCATCCTGTGTGGTATTCATGGATAAAGTGCAGATATTCAAAGGGATATTGAGGCTATTAGAAATTGTGATTGACAATGGGGCAATAGAGTATGAATGTGCAGTCTTTGGTGAGTTAGGTGGTTTCATCAATGAACTGGGCAATAAAAAGATAGAACAGCTTGACTTTTCTGCCTATGACCATGACTGGACACTGGAAAACATACAGGCATCCTGGAATAGCATCAATGGTGAGGGCTACTACTATCCACTGATTGACTATGGCAAACTAAGCACCAACAAAAAGGACTGGGATGTCAGAGCATTCAGACCGGCACTGTATGTGAGAGAATACATGGACAAAATCATCACCGGTGCTGGCTATACCTATGAGGCAGCATTTTTCAACAGTGGTGTGTTTCGCAGACTAATCATTCCACACAATCAGAAAAACCTGACCAAAGCCACTAGCGATCTGAACAAGGCTTTTTTGACTGAGCCTATAGAGACATTCTCTGCTAGGAATATAAATTTTACCACAGTGACCGGATCAGGGCTGGATGTGTCACTAGCAAACAGTTTGTTCACCTATCCACTGGCTGCATCCACTACCTTAAAAATAAACTACTTTTTTGCCGGTGAGTCAGAGGCAGGCACATTCTTTATCCAAAGAAATGGGGTGACTGTATATGAGGAGAGTTTCACCGGGTTTTTCAGCATTGCAGGAGTCTTTGAGATACTAGTCAATCAAAATGATTCCATCAGATTTAGGTTCAGAAATGATGCAAACAATAGGGATGAGACACCGGTGACCATCACAGAGGGTGAGATTTCATTCTTTTCCACTGCACTGGTCAATGCTATTGTGACACTGAATGACTCACTGAGCATGGCTGATGTCATTCCCAAAGGTGTTTTCCAAAGAGACTTTTTTGCATCCATTGTCAAGATGTTCAATCTGTATGTGGTAGAGGACACCAACAGACCAAAGCACCTGATCATAAAGCCATACATTGAATACTATGACTTTGATGGACAGACACTGCTGGCTATTGATGATTTCAACAGTCTGCTGCAGGTGAATGACACTGACTATCTGCTCATCACTGAGGGGAATGTGGACTACCTAGACTGGACTGCAAAGATTGACCGGTCAAAGCCATTAAGAATCAAACCCATGAGTGAGTTGAATGGCAGGTACTTTGAATTTAACTACAAGCAGGACAATGACTACTACAATGAGCAGTACCAAAAGAAATTCAGCCTGACTTATGGCAGCCGGATTGAGGACAGTGGGTTTGACTTTGCCAAAGACAAACAGGTGGCTGAGGTGATTTTCTCCAATACTGTGCTAGTAGGCTATCCAGGTGAGGACAAAGTGGTCAGCACTATTTTCAAATTAAACAACAATGTGGAGGACAGCACAGACCACAATATCAGAATCATGCAGGCTAAAAAGCTGGAGGGATTGCAGCCCTATGCAGTAAAGGATGGTCTGACAACTTTGGCTACTTTGACTACTTATGGATATGGTGGTCACCTGGATGATCCGGATGTGCCAAATGCAGATTTGTGTTTTGGAGTGCCTGCTGAGTTGTATTTCACCTTAGCTACAGACTATCCAACAGCAAACCTGTTCAATGGCTACTGGAGCGAGTATGTGGCAGAGATCACCAACAAAGACAGCAAACTACTGACAGCGTATGTGTACATAAAAGCAAAAGATATTTTCAACCTAGATTTTGCAAAGTTGATTTACATAGACGGAGCATTGTGGAGGCTGAATAATATCCAGGACTTTAACCCTACAGACATTGGCATCACAAAAGCAGAATTTTTAAAAGTAATAGAAACATCATACATCTAACATGGCAGAGGAAATAGTTGGTGTCAAAATTAAGATAGGCAGTCAAGGGTTTGAGAACATCAAAGACCTGAGAAAAGGGCTGAAAGAGGCAAATGATGAGTTGCTGAAAGCACAAACCAATTTTGGCAATACATCAGAGCAGGCACAGGCTGCTGCCAGGAGAGTAGCTGAGTTCAGAGATACCATCCAGGAGGCAAGGGAAACAGCAGACCTGTTTGATCCAGGCAAGAAATTCCAGGCACTGACCGGTACATTGTCCACTGTAGCAGGTGGATTTTCTGCTGTGCAGGGGGCTATAGGTCTAGTGGGGGCAGAGAGTGAGGATGTAGAGAAAGCATTGCTCAGGGTTCAGTCAGCACTGGCTTTGTCTCAGGGGCTGAGTACCATTGCAGACGGTGCAAAGGATTTCCAAAGGCTAGGGGCAGTCATAAAGACTCAGGTAGTCACAGCATTTAGCACACTGAGAGGGGCAATCATTGCCACCGGTCTAGGTGCATTGGCAGTAGGGCTGGGATTGATTGTGGCAAACTTTGAGAAAGTCAAAGAGGCTGTTTTGAATGTGATACCTGGTTTGGGCAGGCTGGCATCATTCATAGGCAATGCAGTAGAGAAATTCACTGACTTTATAGGGGTGACATCTCAGGCTGAGAGAAACCTGGATGCACTGGAGAAAAAGACAAAGAGAGGGAATGAGGCTATTGACCAAAGAATCAAAGTACTATCTGCTCAGGGAGGTAAGGAGAAAGAAATCTTTGAACTATCCAAACAGCAGGGAGAGAATGAACTGGCATTCCTGAGAGAGAAGCTAAAAACCAAAGGCAAACTGACTGATGAGGAGTTAAAGCAGTTCAGAGACCTAAAGACTCAGCAGCAGGTGCTGGATGCAGCAGAGAGAAAGAGACTGGATGATGAGGCAAAGGAGGCATCAAAGAAACAGTCTGATGCAGCCAAAGCAGCAGCAGAAAAAAGAAAGAAAGAGCAGGAGGAGAGAGCAGCAGCAGAGAAAGAGGCAGCACAGAAACTGTCACAGCTTAGAGGTGAGATAGAGGTGCTGGGCATCAGTGATGAACTAGAAGCCAAAAAGAAAGCTATCAATAATGCACTGGCTGCAGAGATAAAGCAGGTGCAGGATAATGAAAAGATAAAGTCTGACACAAAGACTGCTTTGATAAAGGCATTGAATGATAAGGCATCAGCAGAGATTGCAGCAGCCGAAAAGGAGAAAGCTGATCAGCAGGCAGAGAAAGACAAAGAGGCACTGAAAAAGAAACTGGAGGATGAAAGAGCTATCAGAGCCGGTGAGTTACAAAACAGGATTGAACTGCTGAACAAAGAGAATGCAGCTATTGAGTTTGACTTTGAGCAGGATTTGGAGAGACTGGCTGAGAAAAGGGAGTTGCTGGCAGAGCAGGAGAGGATTGAACTGGAGAACACTGAATTGACAGAGTTTCAAAAGTTTGAAATCAAAAAGAAATATGCTGATGCCAGGAATGAGGTGACCAAATCTGAGGTAGAAACAGAGAGAGCAGCACAGCAGGCAAAGATTGATTTGAACAATAGATATTTAGAACTAGCCGGGCAGTTTGGTGGCATCCTGCAGCAGATTGCCGGGAAAAATAAGGCACTAGCCATTGCAGGTGTAGTGGTAGAGCAGGCTGCATCCATTGGTAGAATCATCTCAAACACAGGGGTGGCAAATGCCAAAGCAGTAGCTGCATCACCTTTGACAGCAGGTCAGCCATTTGTTGCCATCAACAGCATCAGTGCTGGTTTGTCCATTGCATCATCTGTAGCAGCCGGTCTGAAAGCAGTGCAGCAAATCAATGCAGCACAGCCAGGAGGGGGTGGTGGGGCATCACCGGTGAGTGCATCAGGAGGGCTTGCACCTATCTCACCATCAGCACCTATCACAAACACAGTGACTCAGCTAGACCAGCAGTCCATTAATCAGATGGGCAGTGCAGCAAATCCTGCCTATGTCCTGGAGAGTGATGTAACCAACAAACAGGAGAGAATCAAACGAATAAACAGAGCAGCAAGATTAATCTAAAAAGCTATATAAAGACATGGAAAAGAATTTGCCGATATACAACCTAGAGATAGTATCAGATGTAGAAAGTGAGATGGAGGTGGACTTTGTGGCACTGGTAGACAGACCTGCCATAGACAAAAACTTTCTAGCATTTGCTGAGGACAAAATGCAGGTGGCTTTTGAAATCCAGGATGAGGAGGAGCAGATTATCACTGGGGCATTGATGCTGGCTGACAAACCTATATACAGAAATGACGACAATGGAGAATACTATGTGGTGTTCACCAAAGACACCATCAAACAGATTGCTCAGAAATTCTTTGCAAAGGGCTATCAGTCAAATGTCAATCTGATGCATGACAGTGGGATGAAACTAGAGGGGCTGACCATGTTTGAGTCCTGGATCACTGATGAAAAGAGAGGCATCCTGCCCATGAAAGGGTTTGAGGATGTTCCGGATGGTTCATGGTTTGGTTCATTCAAGGTGAACAATGCAGAGGTGTGGGCAATGATTAAAGAGGGCAAGGTGAAAGGTTTTTCTGTAGAGGGGCTATTCAGTTACAAAAAAGCTGATGTCCAGCAGAAAGATGTAGAGCAGTTATGGTCACAGATCACTGAGATACTGAGTCAAGTCAAATAGTCAGTATTAAATAGAATTTATCAAAGGGCAGTCAATAGGCTGCCTTTTTCTATTTGGTCATATTGTCAGTTACAGACTATTTATGGCTTTAAAGAAACCAAACATAAATTTTATATGACACCATTAGAAGCTGTTTTGAAAATCAAACAACTGTTTGAGGATGCTGGACCAGCAATGCCACCTGCACCACCTGCAGAGCCGGTTTTGCCTGTAGAAGCTGCAAAAGAATATGAGTTGAAAGTAGGAGGCAAAGTGATGATTGACAAACTAGAGGTGGGTGGTCTAGCGACTGTGCCTGGTGAGGATGGCAGTCCAAAGCCTGCACCTGCTGGAGAGCATGAATTGATTGACGGTTTGACCATCACTGTAGATGAGACAGGGGCTATCACTGAGGTAGAAGCACCTGAGCCTGCACCTGCTGCACCTGTAACTGATGAGGACATGAAAAAAGCTGCAGAAAAGTTTGCAGTTGGTACACCTGAGCAAAGACTAGCAAATCTAGAAATTATTGCAAAGGCATTGATGGAGAGTGCATTTGGCTGGAGAATCAAGGAGGCAGAGGAAAAGGCAAACATTGATGCTGCTATCCAGGTATATAAAGCCGGATTTGAAAGTCAGATTAAAGAGCAGGAGGCAAAATTCGGAAAAGCTATCAGTGACCTATCTGATGTTATTGTGGGATTGATTAACACACCATCTGCATCTGCAACTGAAAATCCAAAAGACAAATTCAACCAGCACACAGAAAGCAAAGAGGACAAAATCAAGCGTTTTCTAGACCTGGCTAAAAACTTAAAAAAGTAAACCATTTTAAAAACAATAAAAACAAATAACAATGGCATTTAATGTAGATGCATTAGCAAATTATACCAAAGAGAATCAAGACCGTTTGGTATCATCTTCTGTATTAGGCAGCAAAACTGCTGGTTTGATTAAGGATCAGGGCAATGTGATGGTAGGTGTTAAATCTTCTGAAAAGATTAACATCATGGACACTGATGCATTTTTCCAGGATGGATCATCTTGTGGATTTAATGCAAGTGGTACAACCACCTTTACCCAGCGTACAGTGACTGTAGGCAAAATCAAAGTAAATGAGGCTTTATGTCCAAAAGACCTAGAGAGAACTTATTTGCAGAAAGCATTGCCTGGTGGCAGTAAGTATGACTCTATCGTCTTTGCTGAGGACTATTCAAAAAGAAAAACAGAAAAGATTGCCAGCCAGCTTGAAAAAGCACTATGGCAGGGTGACACCTTATCCGGTGATGGCAACTTAAATAAGTTTGATGGTATCATCAAATTGGTAACTGCAGCCGGTGGTGCAGTAGTAAACGCAAATACCACTGCATACATTAACGCTGAGGCAACTGCCATCACATCAGCAAATGTGATCAGCGTTTTTGATGCTGTGTACAAAGCCATCCCTGCAGAAATCGTTGCAAAGGATGATGTAGTGATTTTCTGTGGCATGGATGTGTTCAGAACATACACCATTGCATTAAAGAATGCAAACCTATTCCACTACACCATTGATGGAAAGGCTGACAGTGAGTTCACTTTGCCTGGCACTACTATCAAAGTGGTAGCAGTTCAAGGATTGAACGGTCAGAACAAAATATATGCAATGAGATTGAGCAACCTATTCATAGGCACTGACCTTTTGGATGAGGAGGAAAGATTTGAGATTTTCTATGCAAGAGAAGCTGACCAGGTACGTTTTGTGTCTGAGTTCAAAATGGGTGTAAACTTTGCATTCCCTGGTGAAATTGTGAAATTCACAGTCTAGTCATAACAGGGCAGTGGGCGACTGCTGCCCTATTTTTTAAAAATTATTAAATAATCATACAATGAGTTGTGCTTTATCTCAAGGATATACACTAGACTGTAAAGACAGTATAGGTGGAATCAAAGCGGTTTGGTTCATTGCTGCTGCAGATGTTACTGCAGTGACTGAGGCATCCGGGATTGTTTCTGCCATCACTAAGTCTGCAGGCAAGGTGTTCTATAAATACCAGCTTGTTAAAAACAGCAGTTCACTGACTGAGAATGTAAACGCAAATGTGCAGAATGGCACTGTGTTCTATGCTCAGGAATTAGCTATTGTTTTGAACAAGATGCAGGCAAACACTAGAAATGAAATTCTATTGTTAGCCAAAAACAATTTGATGGCTGTGGTACAAGATGCCAATGACAAATACTGGCTATTAGGTCGTGAAAACGGTCTAGACTTGACTGCAGGATCAGGAGCAACCGGTACTGCTCAGGCAGACAGAAACGGATATACATTGACTTTCTCAGGTGGCGAAAAAGAGTTAGCACCGGAGGTGAACAGCAGTGTGATCACCGGATTGACAGCTTAGGCTTTCGTGATTTTCAATAGGTAGGGTAGTCAGCCAGTCTCTCAAAAGGAGGCTGGTTTTTTTGTGTGGTAAAACAGCAGTCAATAGCTATTTAGATGTGATGATATATTTGAGAAAGGGGCATACAGACACCATTGTGGTGACACTGACAGAGAAACAGACTTTGACAGCACCTAACTATTTATTCTATTTTAAGCAGAGGACATCCAATGATGTGGTGGCTTTTGTGTTACTGAATGCAGCAGATGTCTCAGCCTACAAACAAAGGTTTAATCAGTTCAGCATTGACACTGACACTGAGTTTGATGGTAAGCTGGCAGGAGAGTGGGAGTATTTCATCTATGAGCAGACCAGCACCAGCAATATTGATCCGGCAAATGCCACAAAGCTGCTGGAGACCGGCATCATGAGACTAGCAGACACAGAGACATTCAGCTTTACTGAATACGAAACCAATAACACATTCATAGTAAGATGACAGATAATTTAGTGATATTAAGTTTTGCTGAGGCAAAGCAGCCGGAATACAGGGAGAAAAAGGGCAGTGGTTATATTGAGTTTGGTGATAGAAATGACTATCCTGACTATTTGCTGTCTCTGTATAATAAGAGTGCAAAGCACAATGCCATTGTCAGAGGTAAAGTGAATTACATCATAGGCAATGGGTGGGCTACAAAAGAGCCTGATGCTGCAGCAGAGGCATTCATCAAAAAGGCAAACAGTTTTGGAGAGAGTCTGAATGATGTCACTAGAAAGGTAGACATAGACATTGAGATATTTGGTGGGGCATACCTGGAGGTGATATGGAGTGAACTGGGTGGACAGATCACTGACATTAATCACATAGACTATACCAGGATAAGGTCTAATAAAGACAATACACAGTTTTGGTACAAAAAAGACTGGACTGACAGAAAGGAGACACCACAGCCCATCCCTGCATTTAACACCAGCGTAAAGAGTGGGAAACAGATTTTGTACATAAAAGAGTACAGACCAGGACTGCAGACCTATGCACTACCTGGCTACATGGGTGCATTGAATTACATTGAGTCTGACATTGAGGTATCAAAGCATGTGCTAGGCAATGCACAGACCGGTTTTTCTGCTAGTAAATTAATCACTTTACCAAATGGTGAGCCTAGTCCGGATGAAAAGAGAAACATTGAGAACAGGTTTGAAAAGCGGTTCACTGGTTCTGATGGCAAAAAGTTCATTTTGGCATTTGTGCAGAATGCAGACAGAAAGCCAATAGTAGAGGATTTAGGTGCATCTGATTTGACCAAAGAGGATTTCAGCCAGGTGGACACTATGATCCAGCAGAACATATTTTCCGGTCATCAGATCACTACACCATCATTGTTTGGGATTTCAGAGCCTGGAAAGCTAGGCACTAGGACTGAGATGAGGGATGGTTATGAGATATTTAAAAACACCTATGTAAATGACAAACAGCAGTTTCTAGAGTCTGTTTTCAATATGATAGCCAAACTAAAAGGGGCTAAACAGGAAATGTATATCCAGCCTGTAGAGCCTATCAGCTTTGAGTTCAGTGAGCAAATCATTGCTCAGGTAGCACCAAAGGAGTGGATTTTGGAAAAGATGGGTATTGATCCTACAAAGTATGGCATCCCTAGTGGGGCTGTAGCACCACAGGAGCAGTCTGTCAATGAGCATCTGAAAGGCATGAAAGGCAGAGAATGGCAGAACATGCAGCGAATAGTGAGAGAATATAACAAAGGCAAAATCACTAGAGAGCAGGCAGCAGCTAGCTTAAAAAGTGGATATGCATTGACTGATGATGAGGTGACTCTATGGCTAGGTGAGGAGGAGTTAAAACAGCAATTCAGTGAGGATGAGGTGATAGGCATTTTTTCTCAGTTTGGTGAGGATGCATCATCCTATGCTACACTAAAAAAAAAGAATGTCCTGTTTAAGTCAGTAGAGGCAATGGCAGATGATGAGGTCATGTCTATGCAGTTTAAGGATGTGGTACTAAATGAACTAGAGAAAAACATCATTGACCTAGTTACCAAAGATAAAAGAATCACAGCAGAGGTGCTGGCTGATGTTACCAAAACAGATTTGACTGTCATCAATAATGTGCTAGGAAAGCTAGAGGCAGATGGAATTTTGAAAGCCAGGACTGTAGGTGGTCTGATTGAAAGGACACCATCAAAGCCATTGAGCAGACTAGGAGAGAAAGCACAGACCACTAGTTTCCTAGTGAGATACAGCTATGAATGGAGGTCAGAGGTACCGGTGGATGAGAGAGACACACCTGAGCATCCATCTAGGGCTTTCTGTAGAAAGCTGATGAGACTGAACAGACTCTACAGCAGATCAGACATTGAGCAAATTACTGCTAGACTAGGGTATAGTGTTTTTGACAGAGGCGGTGGATGGTGGGGCAAATCACCTAGCTGCAGACATACCTGGATGAGTAACATAGTAATAAAAAAATAAGACATGAGCAGAAATATCCTTTTTATATCAGTGGACACCATAAAGGAGAGAACAGGTCTGCATGCCAATGTAGATGAGAAATTGATACTGCCTGAGATATTGACTGCTCAGGATATGTACATCCTGCCAGCACTAGGATCAGGTCTCTATGACAGATTGCAGGATGGCATTGCAGCAGATAATCTCACAGCAGATGAGAGTGAGTTGCTGGATAAGTACATCACAAACTGTTTGGTGTTTTATGTCATGAGTGAGTTGCCAATGGGATTGTCGTATCAGTTCTACAATAAAGGGGTGGTGAGAAAGAATAGTGACAATACAGAACTTCCATCTGCTCAGGACATGATTGAGGTGGCAAACAGATATAGAGACCGGGCTGAGTTCTACAAACAGAGGCTGGTTAAATATTTAAAGCAGGCATCCGGCACTGTGAAATTTCCTTTGTACAACAATCCCGGCAATGGTGTAGACACCATCATCCCGGACAATCAAGCCTACACCACTAGCATTTGGCTGGGTGATAGCTGCTGTGATAAGAAAATGACATTTGAGGAGAAATATCAGGGTAACATAAACAGATGCTGTGATGGCGAATAAAAAATATAGTAAAAAAAACCAGGAGAAATTGAGACTCTACCTGGCAAAACAAAACGAAAATGGCAGCAAGGACATTGACACTGAATCAAATCGTAGATCAGATAAAAGCAATAGCAGAGGCACACAAACAAATCAACACTGTCAAGTTCGGTGATTTGGATGAGTTTCTAGGTGAGAGTGCAGACAATGTATATCCTGCCATGTACTTTGACATTGCACCTAGCAATCTCAGCACTAGGTCTCTCAATCTCAATTTTGATTTCTTTTTCTTTGACAGGCTATTGCCGGAAAGGACAAATGAGACAGAAATCATGAGTGATATTTTGAGCATTGCTCAGGACATCATGGCACAGTTGATGTTTAATGAGTTTGAGTTCACAGTGAGTGAGAATGTGCCACTGACACCGGTGACTGAGGACACACCTGACAATTTGGTGGCATGGCAGGCATCCATCAGTTTCATCTTACCATTTACAGCAGACAGATGTCAAGTTCCTACATCATACCAATATACTAGCTAAACCTATTTATAAGCATGGCAAATAAGAAAATAAATGAGTTAGATGTCAGGTCATCATTGAGCCTGAGTGATTTGATGGCAGTGGGTGATCCATCAACCGGGTATCTGTACAAAACAACTATCAGTGATTTAAAGACATTGACCGGTGCAGGTGTGATTTCTTTCAATACAAGGTTTGGTGCTGTAATGCCAGCAGAGGGAGACTACAATCTGACTCAGTTAGGGGATGTGATTATCACTAGCCCTACAGCAAATCAAGTGCTACAGTTCAATGGATCAAACTGGGTGAATGTAGCTGCTGCTGATCTCAGCGGATTTGTGCCATATACAGGGGCAACTAGCAATGTAAATTTAGGAACATACGATTTAAGTGCTGACATAATAAATGTAAATGAAATCAAAGCATTGACAAGTGGTGGGATAAACATTTATTCTAATACTGGAACACACATTGCATTGATGGGTGCAGGTGGGGGTGCAGGTACTACTTTGTATGGTGGTTTAATAGGCACTACTGGTTCTTTTAGTTCAAGCGGCAGTGCAAACACCTTTAATATAACCCATTCAAGCGGCAGTGGAATAGCTTTAAGTATCACAAAGGGTGGCAATGGG